GTGCAGGTTCGTGGATTAATAAGCTGACAGACGGCACAGTGAGCAAGGGTCGCAAGGTTAAGACGTACCACGGGCGCGTATGGGACGTACCGGATTGGATTTACCCTGAAGAATCGAAGATCAAAGCCTATCAAAAGTGGGTTGTTGAACCGAAGACGCTCCAAGACACCAAGGTTGAGCGCGAAGGGATGTCCCGTTTCTATGGAATGTGGCACGAATCGAGCGGATTAGTCCTTGACGAGTGGGATTCCACCAAGCATGTGATTGAACCGTTCGAGATTCCGTCGCACTGGTCGCGGTTTCGCGCACTTGACCACGGAGATAAGCACCCTGCCGCGTGTCTTTGGGGGGCTATGAGTCCGGCAGGCGACCTATTTCTGTACCGCGACTACCTTCGGACGGGTCGTGTGCCAACTCAGATATGCCAAGACGTAATTGAGCTTTCAGGGAACGGGCGCAGACTCATCGGGAACTATGCCAATCCAAAGAATGAGCAGATTTATAGCAAGTATGAGGAGGTTCAGAGCGGTGAGGCGTACCAATGGACGGTATTTGATGCGCGGGCGTTCAGCACAAACAGTGCGGGCGACGGGATTATGCTCTCAAAGCTGTATGGCATGGCGGGATTGAAGTTGAAGAAAGGGAGCGGACACGATTCAGACCATTATGTGCCGATTCTCAAGGAGTGGTTTGCACTTGATCCGCAGAAAAAGCACTTTGTGACGGGTGAGCCGGGCGCACCTCGCGTGTATGTGTTCGATACTTGCACCGATTTCATCAAAACTATCAAGCGGTGGGTGTGGGTTGAGCGGAAAACCAAGAGTTCAGAGCGATTGCGAAAGGAGAGTCCGACGAAGAATGACGACGACCTCTGCGATTGCATGAAATTAATGATTCAGGCGAACCCCAAGTTCCGTGGAAACCCACGACAGTCCGACAATTCGTTCTATGATGAGTTGGAGATGGGGGAGCAAGAGAAGTTATTTACAGGAAAGCCGTTAAATCGGCTGACGGGGTACTAATGATACGAGAAATGATAGTATTATCGATTGGACTGGCGCTCGTTGTGGGCATGATGGTGTGCTTCATTGCTACAAGTTTGTAGTTTTTTGAAGATTTATCTTGACATCATACAAAAATGTAACTATAAGGGATGGCGATGGAAGGAAACAATTTAAAAGCTGTTGGAAACTGGGTGTTCATTAAGAGGGATGCCCAAGAGAAGACGCACAATGATATTGAGATTAGTGACGGCGCTCAGGTTAAGAGCTATAGGGGCGCAGTTCATAGCTCAGGAAGTGACAAATTTGTAACATCGGGCGACCGATTGTTAATACCCCATTACGGGGTGGTGGATTATAATGTTGGCGGGAGTGAGTTCGCGGTTGTCAAGGATAGCGTCCTTTACGCAAAAGAAAAGGATGACCAGTTCTCTCCCGTCAACAAATTCGTTAAAGTTTTGAAGTGCCAGAACGACCATGTATGCGACCAAAAAGGCGAGGTTGTTCTTCACATGACGGACGGCTTCTTAGAGAACACGAATTGGGTGGAGATATTGGATGTGGCGGACGACTGCGAGCATCTAACGAAGGAAGACATAGGGAAGTTCTGCGTTGCACCGGAATCATCCGACGATCTTCAGAGAATTTTGTACTCGAAAGAGTATTGCTTAAAAGAAAGCGCGATTGAGTTCGTGACTGACGGAGATTAACTATGGCGAACGCAACTGACTTCATCCCTCAAGAAGCAGAAATTGAGGTAACACCCGCGTATTACATCGATGATGTGAAGAACCTAGCAAGCGACGAAGAGATTGTATCACAAATCAAGCAAACCGTAGACGAGTATGACACACGGTTCACATCTCAGCGAGAAGAGTACACATCAGAGGATTCGGGATTGTGGAATCAAATGGATGCCGCATTCCGGTCTTGGGTGAATGACTCATCGGTTCAAACTCAAAAGCAATATGGCGCGAATGAGCCTGATGATTGGGAGCGAGCGAAGATTGGTACGACTCAATTCTACCGCCAAGTCACGCAGATGGCATCAAATGGATACGCGGTTCAAACATCCAAGGATATGCCATTCAAGTATGAAGCGTTGCAGGATAACGAGTTAGAGGGTGAGGTGAAGAACGCGGAGGACAGAGCGAAGAAGCTGAACCTCCTTGCGAAGTGGTCAATGAAGCGAGACAAGTTTGATCTCAAGAGTATCGAGTTTTGGACGCAGGTTAAGAAGTATGGCAATGTTCCCGTGATGGTTGAGTGGTTGCATGAGCGCGGACGCAAGACAGTCCGAACGCCAATCTATAAGAACGATGACCCGACCAAGGTTGACAGATACGAGACTGAGGAAATTGAAACCGTAATCAATAATCGCCCCGTGTTCAGATGCCTGCCAATCGAAAGCGTCAAAGCGGACTCCGTGATTGGAGACATCCAAAGCCAAGAGTGTGTGATTGTGTCTAGCGTGGTATCAATGTCTGACATTATCGACGGGATTGCATCGGGATTCTACCTAGAAGAAACTCTTGAAAACATCAACACATCTCAGCAATGGGACGGATTCAGCGGATTCGAGAACGCGGAGGATAAGAAGGACAACCGCGCAATGGAGAACAAGCCGACCAACACGGAAACAGGTCAGTATCTCAAGCGCGAGGTCTTTGTCAATGTGCCGATTAGCGAGGACGATGACTCTTGGGATATTATGAAGAACGTCCCGAAGCGATACCGCGTCACCATGTTCGGCAACACAGCGCACGAATCCGTTGTCGCTCGCATCGAACGCAACCAAGAGCCTGACGACTCAATTCCAATCGAGATGATTCACGCTAACCCGGATGACTCCGATCTGCTCTACCACATTTCCAACTACGAAGTGGTTCGCGGTAATCTGGCGGCAGAGAACACGCTTGTCCGGCAGACCATTGATAATGGAACGCTCGTCAACAAGCCACCGCTGAAAGAGGTTTCTGGCGAGGTGCAGGGGAATGACCGGACGTTCAAGCCTGATGCTCGCTTTATCGTTGACAATATGAATAGCATCGACCAGATGAATGTTCAGAGCCTTGCGCAACAGAACACGTTCCTGCTTGACTACCTCAAGGAAGACAGTAATACGGCGAACAGCATCGACAAGAACATGATTGGCGAGAGCTTCGGGGCGCGTACATCGGCATCTGAAGCGGGAACCATCTCAAGCAACTCTCGTCGCCCCAACCTCGTAAACATCGAGTACATCCTTCAGCAGTTGTTACCGTTTGTGGCGCAACGCTATAAGGTGAATTGGGAAGCGTATGGTTTGCCAGAGCAGGTTGTTCAGATTACGGACGAGGATGACAACACGGTATTGATTCGCCCAACTGATATTGCGGGAGACTATGATATTGTCGTTGATATAATTGACGATATTAAGGATGACGCGGTTGAAGCGCAACGCATGATTAACTATGCGCAGACCGTTGCGCAGACTCCGATGGCGCAAACCGTTGACTGGCAAGGTCTTAATGAGGTTCTGGCTGAGAAGATGATGGGTACGAGCAAGTTCGTCATCGCAAACAACGAGGGCGACGCAGAAGCCAACGCTCGATCCAACCTAGTTCTGATGCTCGCACAGGGACAGTTCCCACAAATGGCGGACAACATGAATCTCAAGAAGCATCTGAGCGTCTACAAGGATGAGCGCCGTAGATGGACTGGAAGCGAAGACCAGAACCCGAACGTCCAAGGCGTACTCGATCAGGTTATCGCGCAGATTGAAGCGCGGATTGATCAGCAGTCACAGCAGGGCGCACAACAGCAGGCGCAACCTACGGCACCGGCAGAAGGCGGGGAAGTGGCTCGGCAGGAAGCATCGGGGGTAGCGGGTGGCCTTTAAGAAATTGAATGGCATTGACGGGAGCGACATGCACAGGTGGAGTACAAATGCCTGCGCATCCGCTTTCATGGATGAGATTGCGGAGCGTCGGAGAATCGCCCTTGGTGCGTTGATTAAAAAGCCAACGGAAGAGAACGCGGCGGTAGTTCGCGCCTATGATAAGGTTGCCGAACTCATGGAAACAGCTCGCAAAATGTAGAAAGTTGAAGATTTATCTTGACACCATGATACATATATGTAAGATAGGGAGCAAGAAAGACAAATTTGTAACAAATGACTAGAGACAAATGAGTGTCTCTTTCATCAGATAACCAGTAAATAGGAGCCTTTGATGCCAGAAGCATTGGAAGAACTCGGAGAAGAAGAAATTACAGCATTATCACTACTCGTCAATGAGGGCGCGAATGATGATGACAACGACGAAGACGAAGACGAAAGCGGAGAGTTACCTGAAACCATCGAAGAACTAAAAGCGTTGGCACTTGCACAGAAAGATAAGATCGCCAAACGTAATAAGAGTTTGAAGAAGGCAAAGCAGGCACAGCATCGGACGCAGGATGAGAACAATAACCTGCAAAGTCAGTTCGAGGCGCTCGAAGCCAAAGTGGACGGAATCGGACAGCCTAATGTTGAGGCTGATAATCTTGCTAAAGAAGAGCAAGAATGGCGGGATAGAGTCGAAGATGACCCTACTCAGGCGATTGGGTATATGGATTGGAAGCAATCTCAGTTACAGAACAACTTGGCGAATTTTCTTAGCCAGAAGTTGGGACAGATTGAGCAGAATTTCAACTCACTCAAGAGCGATACAGACCCAGAGAAGTTGGAGTACCGGAAGGAAATCGCGCAGTTAAGGGCGACTCCTGAATTTGCTGACCTAGATGAAGCTACGGCTCTGAAGGTTGCGAAGGCACTCAAATCGGCGAAGGTTCCGGGGCGCGGAGGGATTGGTGGTAAGCGGGTGACCGCACAACCAAAACCAAAGGGCGAGGAAATGACGGACGAAATTAAACGGGCAATGGGATTTGCTGTATAGAGGATAATTATGACTAGCCAAAAAGAAGAAAAGACAGACGAGCGGGTTGCACTGGAAGCAGTTGCAAAAGAGTTAGGTGTGAAATCAGTCCATATGTTCAAGAAAGAGGGCAGTTTGGAAACGGCGATTGCGAAGAAGCAAGCCGAGATTGTAGCATCGGAACCTAAGTTGGAGGTTGAAGCGTTGACAGAAGAAGTTGCGGAAGTAGTTGCTAAAGAGGTTGTTGCGACACCATCACCGAAAAGAAAAGCACCCCCACGGATGAATGTGGCAGGTATCGGACGGGATGATAGATCAGCATTAATCGAGCGCCTTGAGCGTGAAGACCCTGAATGCAAGTATATCTTCCAAAGCGGAACAATTACTCAGCGTGAACTAACAGCGAAGGGACTCGAAAAAACTGACTACAGTTTGAAAAACGATATCGTTTGTCGAACAATGAAAGATAGTTTCGTGGAGATGCAGAAAGTGACGAATGAGGCGGCATACGAAGCCATGCAACGGATTGATGGTGGCACTGGTATTGTAGGCAACTTTGACGCACAAGTAAAGTCTCCGAAAATGGCAGATGGATAATTATTAAATAGGAGTCAATTATGGCTGTTACAGGATGTACTAAAGGCCCTCAAGTCGTACGTTATGGTGGAGCGATAGAACAGCGCTTTACTTATGTAGACGGAGAGGTTTATAACGAAGGTGATCTCATTCGCGTTGCCGAAGATGGATCAATCAAACTTGCGGAAGCCGCAAGCGCAGGAGCCGTACACGGCATGGCACTCTCAGCAGGAACTACGGACGGGGATAATGTACCTGTACTGTTATTTGCTTCTGATACCGTTATTGCTATCGAGGCAATTGATACGAAAACACCGGGTGATCTGGCAATTGGAGACGTTTATACGTTAGAAGTTTCCGCAGGTCTTAATGGTGTTACCGATACTACCACAAATGGTGTGGTTATGGTTACGGATAAGCCCGCAACAGGTCAGCCTTGGGATGATGCAACTGGTACTTATGATACCGCATCTACCACCGTAAACGGATATGTATATGTTCGTCCAATTCAATCCGTTCTTGACGGTTCAGTAGCGTAAGGAGATTATATTATGAGCGCATTTAACTTTGATAAAGTCACCAAAACTACGGTAGCCGCAGGATCAGGCGGAGAACTCGTTGATGAGTTTGGTGTATTGACAGCGGCAGGAATTGACGAAGCTCGCAAGATGGACGCGGCTACGCCAATTCAGGGCGAAAAATACTTCAAGACTAAGAACGTTGATAAGAACAACTATTCGTTCCAAGCCTTGAACAACATCGGACTCGCACAGCTTAACAGCGATGGCGATAACCTTCCGGTTGATAAGAAGTCTCTTGGTTTCGATCAGGTCATTTCTAACTACACCATGCGTCAGAGCATGATGATCACTCGCGAACTGTTGGAAACCGACCGCTACGGCGTGATTGGCGACCACTCTCGCAGTCTCGTCCACTCTGGTCGTAAGACAATCGAGCGTATCCTTGCTGATGCCTTTAACCGTGGGTTTGGTACTGCCAATCTCTCGCTTCTGGCTGAAGACGGTCTTGCATTCTTCTCTGCGGCTCGCCCGCAACCGAAGCGTACCGCAGGCACTTGGAGCAACCTCGAAACTGGCGCGTTGACCGCTGATGTAGTTGCTAACGCTCGCGTTAACTTCCGCAAGTACCTCGATGGTTCTGGCGATCTCGACCCACAGGTGATGGAGAAGATTATCGTTTCTCCCGATCAGGAAGATACCATCAAGGAAATCGTTGGTACTAACCTGAAGGTTGATACTTCGCTGAACAACACCAACATCGTTAGCGATGTGAACTACGAAGTTTGGGATTGGCTGAATGCTAATACCGTCGCGTACTGTGGTGATTGCGAAAACGATCTTCAGTTCCACATCCGCGTCGCTCCAAGCGTCATGGTGTTCCAAGATGGGCAGAATCCTGATAAACTGTGGAGCCGTCTGCGTATGGCTCTCGGTACTGGTCTGCTTCGTCCGGGTAAATATCGTGGACAACAGGTTGTCTAGTTAGACTGGTGACAATAGGAGGGTTGGGACTGCAACCGCCCTCCGCATTTTTATTTTAAATGGAGTATCCTTATGGACAAATGGAATTTAGACGGCGTATCGGTTGATACCCAAGACAATATGACGGTGACGGGCAACCTCACTGTTACAGGAACCACAACTATTACGTCAGGGATTACGCAGACCGTTAGCGAGTATGCGCTGACCGGAGCGATTGATCCGACCGATTCGTTTGTCTCTTTGGACGGAACGACTAGCGGTTCGATGACATTGGCGGCAGGAGCAGACGGACATCAGATGACGGTTATTTGCATTAACTCTGATAACACAGTTGACATTGATGCTGACTTTGGTGGTGCAACGGCAACGGCGACATTCACAGTTGGCGATGGAATGACGATGATTAGTCAGGATTCAGTCTGGTATATTACTGGTAATAACGGTGTGGTACTTACTTAATCGGAGAACATCATGGCTCAAAGAACTTGGGATCAGAATACAGGCGTTTGGGCTGACTCGGAGGGTACGTTGACAGCGAACACATTCGATGGGAACCTAACTAATGGAACGGGAACAGAGCAGTTTGCGTTTGATTCAGGCACAAATACTTTCAGTACGGGGAGTGATACAACTTCTCAATTTGGTGGTTATGTAGTAATGGATGCGTTGCCGATAGCAGACCCGTCAACGCTTGGTCAGTTGTGGAATAGTAATGGAACCGTTAAGGTATCCGCAGGATAACGGAGAAATACAATGGCAGATAAAATTAATGTAGATGGATTCGCAGTAAGCACGTTAGATGTATGCACAGCAGATGGCGGATTCGTTGGTGATGTAACTGGCGATATTACAGGTGATATAACGGGTGGGTACAAAGCAGGGGCAATCACGACCTATGTTGCGGCTGGCGCAATAGCATTGACTGATGATATGGCGATCTTAGATGGTTCAGCGGCAACAGCGGCAATGACTCTTGCAATTCCGGGCGCGTCTAATGTTGGCAAAATCATGTATATTACATGCACTGATTCATCTTTTGTTTGTGATGTTGATGTAACTACAGGTGTTGGCGCGCAAACTATAACTATGACTGTTGGCGAATCTGCCACATTGATTGGGGCAACTGGATTTATTTGGAACATAGTCTCTACAACAGCAACCGTTTCGTAAAATATGGCCTATAATCCATCAACGATAGGACTCCTGTGGAATGATACGGGAACGCTAAAGTGCAAGACATACGATGTTCTTTATAACCAAGGAACTATGAGTGTGGATTGCTCTGCGGCTGACTCGTATATAGCAGGAATTACCACGGGGTCGATTTCGTTTTCATTCAGAGATAGAGTTCATTATCCATCCATTCAGGGAAGATATTTCCAGACTGCGGGGGATACTGTCCTTTATTTGCAAGATGAAGATGATGGATGCACAAAGTTTGTCTATCAGGAGAACTTCATAACGGTTCTTCAATGCTCGTTCATAATGCCAGCTAGTGGTAAATTTGAGCTGAGTTTCACCCCGACAGGTCATCAGATAACAATTGATGGCGTTAATGCTGATGTCACACATGATGTCGGGGATAACGACACTCCGATTGAAATTGGTTCGGGAAACGAGGGGTTGGTATTCAATTGGGGAGTAAAGGGTTACTTCACTAATTTCGTAATCTCGAATAATGGAACTCCAGCCGTTAGTTATGCGGGAACCGATGGCGCGGCTACATTGACAGAAAGTGTCGAAGGAGCAAATGGTGTAATTAGCGGATGGCCTACAAATGTAATTAACCCGAATGGAACTTGGGGGGCGTTTACTCCTGAGATTGTTGGGTTCAGAGATATTCCAGACTACACAAAGAACTTTTATATCCCGCCAGTAACCGCATCCCCGTTTACCGATCTCTCGCTTGACCTGACAGATACGCCAACTGATTCAGATCGCGCATACATGCAATACAAAGACACTGGTAATCCGATTCTCCTCGATGCTGGTGACGCTTCATTCCCTAATTGGTCTGCCATCCCAATAGCAAACATGGAACGCAATCCGAACTGTTGGTATTATAAAAAGCCAATGACTTGTTTCACTGTTCAGTCTGAGTTCTATGGGTATGCAGGACATATCATTGCGCTATCTCCTCGCCATGGAATTATTGCAGAGCATGTGCGCGATGACTTTCCATCTACATGGCAGGATAAGAAGTTCTGGTTTATGGATATGAATAACACAGCACAGGAATTGCAGGGACTTGATTATGAGAATCTAACAGGACTTGATACTACCGACATAACCGTAGTTCTTTTCGACGAACCACTTACACTTGATGTGGATTACGCTACTTTTATGACTGACACAGATTCAAACGCTTATGACTCGCGTGATGTCACAGCTGTAGGACCAAGTAAAGAGGGGATCTTTTCTATCGAGACAGAATCTCAGATGTGTTCGGTTGGACTCCGATACCCGATTGAATCTCAGCCAGAGTTCGAGTGGAGTCGGTGGAATAATCCATCAGAAGATTGGGCGCGTATCGGAGATTCTTCATCACCCACATTCTTCTATAATGATACAACGCTTTACTATATGTTTTCTGCGTTGTCTAAAACTCATTATGCTTGGGATTGGACTGACCAATCTGGCAGTGGCGACAACTCGGTTTCAATCGCGAATCGCTCTGATCGTGGATATAATAACCCGACAGTCAAGACTGCAATTAAAACAGCGATGGATGCACTTGACCTGCGAAATGGCGGATTACAAAACTACAATTTAGTGGAGGTTGCAATCTAATGGCAAACATAAATCTATATGACACGTACAACAAGAAGCGTCGGAAGTTCGGCGTGAACGATTCCACGCGCTTCCAAGAGTCATTCGTTGAGGCGGTGAACCTGACTTACGGGGAGATGAACAACCTCGTATTTCAGGCGAACACGCTTGCGCCGATTAACTCGTTCGACGATGTGATTGATAAGCGGTTGGCGAGTTTCTCAACCATCACGTTCGACACTTCCCCGACATCGGAGAGTCTCAACGCAATTAGTGATCGAGAATTTTGGAGCGCGGAGTATGACTTTGAGAGACTATCTGACACGAATGGCTTCACTGATACAATCACTGACGGTACGAATGTCGTTATCTCCATCGCAAGCGGAGTTCTTACCGTTACCCATACTGGTTTGGTTGTTGGAACTCTAACGCTCCCCGACCTCGACACGTTCACGCTTCGGGTTGAATCGTATAGCGACGGGAACAAGGTTCTGATTAATGGCGACGAATACGGATTGACGTACACGACTGGCGATGCGGATACTACGATTGCGATTGGCACAGTTACCGCGCATGTGGTTAGCGCAACGACCGGATACACGCTGAATCGGATGCGCTTTCTATCGTCTGCAACGGTTGTCTATGACTTCCTGATTAACGAAGGGACGGGTGTTACGCTCACGGACGAGGTTGGCGCGTACACGGCAACTGTTGACGCTACTAAAGTTTGGGAAACAGTTTACATCGAACCGTCGTCCGGTCTTGACCAACTCTACGTTTCGCCATTCGACATGGGACTCGACTATCACTTGCAGGACGGTGGCGAGTGGGCGATTGAGGCTGAACCGGAGCGCGAACGGAAGTGGTACGGGCGAGGGATTCAGAACGCTCGGAACACATTCCAAAACACCACGACCTATTCTAACCCGCTTGGCATTTAAGGAGAAATTATGGCTGTTGTTTATACCCCTGCGACTTGGTGGAGCGGATACTCCTCTGACGCAACGAATCTCAAGGTCACATGGGCATCGCTCGACGGTGTTGATGATGGCGAGACTGACATCCGCGAACTCCTACTTTCGCTTCTGAACGAAACAGTGACGCACAAGGACACGTTGACGGGTGGTGACATCCCGACGAAATTCGACATCTTCACGAACAATGTGTATGACGAAGCGGACAATGAAATTGAATACACGTTCACCGTCAAGTTCGTTATGACCCCAACCACAACCCTAGCGAGTGAGTAATGGCAATATCCACTGACTTCAACTACGACAACATTCTAAGCCTCGATAAAGCGAAGCTGATGAACCGGGTGCGCCTGAACTTCCTTGGGTCGCAGGAGTTGATTCTCGACTACAATGGTGTAAGTAGCACAGCGCGAGAGGATTGCGTTGAATACTTGGAAGCGAACCGTTTGAGTGTGGTCAACCCGTCGTTCGGATTCAAGACGTATGAAGGCACTTGGTATTGCGTTGACATCACGTACAACGAAGACAAGAAGACGATTCGCCAACGGTTCAAGATTGATTCGTCGCTCCTCAATGATGTGACGAAGCGGACATCTGCGGGAACGCTCGCGGAGAAATCGTACTATTGGAAGATTGTTGACCCTGATTCGATTGAACTGCCTGCCGCCGGAAGCATCCCCGACGGAACGACTTACAGCAAAACGTCGAACGATAATGGCGATGGGACTTTCGATGTGGTTGTGTCGAAGGATATCTCGGTTGATTTTGGCGGTGGAGGTAGCGCAAAACAATGGGCAGAGAATGAAACGCAATCATCATCACCATCAACAAGTATTTTTGTCAGCGGTAGTAATATGAACAACGCCGCCGCCGCTCAGGAATATGAGCATACATTTGGAACTATTGGCGAGACGGATGCTATTTGGACTGGTGTGACGGATAACACATGGCGGATTAAATACGACACAACCACAACTCCAGATGTTTGGTTTATAGAAAGTGGGGGAACAAAAGAGGCGAATCATCCTTATATCGGTATAAACTCTTCCGAATGGTATGATACAAACAAGACTGCTTCTACCGCTGATTACCGAGAGGATTTAGTTGTCCAAATTGGTCGCAATCCACCTGCTACATCAGAGTCAACAACTGTTTCAACGAACTCAAATGAGTTAAGTTTTGTATCCGAAGGGGGAACTGTTCCTGATCCGATAGAAGGGCAAAACAGAACAATATCAAATTCATCCCTTGGCAATGGTAAATTTCAAACAACAATCACAACAGTAACGTCAAATCCTCAAAGAATACCAGCACTTGTAGATTCAATTGTTTTTGCGGGTCAGAGCCGTGACCAAAACGCTGTGATTGTCGGGAAGAACGCAACGTATGAGCAATTCCAACTTGATTTAAACATTCTTCATAAACAGAAATTAGGTCTACAGAACACCTTTTCTGCTAATATAAATCGATTCGGATTATACGACTACACGATTAGAGCAACGGAGATATAAAATGGAACAAGATAGAATGCCAAATGAAACTGAGGGCGCGAAGGTAGATGATCTTAGAAATGAAATTTCAGACCTAAGTTCAAGGGTCGCATCTTTAGAGGCTCAGGTCGAGGCGCATCGCATTGCATACCCCTAGATTTTTAAAGAAACAACTTGACATGAACACTACAAATATGTAGCTTATTTGGACAGGAGAAAATTATGGCTATCACGAATTTTGAGGACTTTCAGAGAAGCGGACGGAACTTTACCGAGGCTGAACCAAGCACAACGCTAGTTCCGAACAACAATCAGCAACGCGCTCTTGATGCTCTCACCCAAATGGGTATGCCATTTCAAAGCGGTCTTCAGAACCCATCGCTTACTCCGAGCGCGAACGCTCCATTCAATCAGGCAATGCCTCAAGGCGATATGCGCGTACCGCAACAGTTTCAGGGCGCACCAATCGGCCCTACGAATCAAGCACCGCCCGTTCAACCTGCATTTGTGCCTGATCGCTCGCTAAATCAATTACGAGGCTCAGAGGCACTTGCTAGAATCATTTCTGGTGAGGCGGCTCCGCTATCGCCCAATATGTCATTAGAGCAGAGAGCCGCGTCAGATGCTCGTCAGCAAGCGAGTCCCGCGCCGAATATCTTCAACCCGACACCACAGACCGCACCTCAAAGTCAAGAGGCGCTGAACATCCTTGGCGAGATGTCCGGTGTGCAAGGAACGATGGGTGTGCCACAAGGGGCGACTCAATTCCCTGATGGCGGAGGAACTGCGTCCGAGGTGGGTGGCTTGCGACCGATGACGCAACCGGAAGTGGGAGCGCAACAGAAATCAATACTTGATGTTCAGGCGGGGAATACCGCTGACAAGGGATTAGATGCGTTCACACCCGGACGCAACAAGAAGACAGGGCGGACTGAGTTTGATGTGGCAGGACTGGCGAGGCAACTCGGTGGTGGCGCGGCGGGATTGCGCGAGGCGAAGGAGATTGTTCGCGGTCAGATGATGAAGGAGCAGGGCGCGACAAGTGAGTTGCGGAAGATTGTTAAAGGTCTAACCGAGCAAGGGATGACCAAAGACCAAATCCTTGATGCTGTTGGAACGCCCGAACAACGCGCAGGAATGACGGATTATCAGCAATTCAAAAAACTCAATAATCTGAACAAGTCCCGCATGAAAGAGCGCTCGCAATCGAAGAA